TTGTACTTACAATATTTGCTAATGGAACACAATGAACATCATATGTGACAGAAAGAAGTTCTGGATCAAATGGAGTTCCTGTAGTCGCTGTATCTAATACATTTCCTGCGGTAAAATTTGTAACCTTAACATTATTACCAAAATTTGGATTGATTGGAAAAGAAGTTTCCGTTAATATATCCCGGCCTTTTTTAACATCAACATAGTTTGTTCCGATACTTTCATATTCGTAACCTTTCACATATGCTTTACCAGCATCTAATGCAGCAGAAACACGATTTCTGTTATAAAGAGTTTGAGATGTTCCATCTCCCAATGCAGTTCCAACAACCATTGAAGTTGAATTTGTAATAGAAGAAATTGTCGCATAAGTTGTTGTTGCAGAAGATAAGTAAATTGAATCATTTACTGCAAATTCATTTTCAAAATCTGTCAGCACACCAGTAATTGTTGTATCAGAAGATGCGGCCGTTGTTCCTGTTGCTCCTTGATGATTAACTATTTCAACTGGAAAGTTCAACTGGAAAAGGTTTAATCGTATAATCCCCCGATTCATCATAAGTTCGTCTTGCAAGTGTCTTTTCAATCTCACCATAAACTGGATATTTTACATGTTTTGTTGGAGTTCCACTCGCAACTCTCATCAATTCAATGAAATTTGAATCTGCATTGGCGGCAACTGGATCTGTCGAAGAAGTTGTTTTCTTCGCAAGTGTCAGTGTAATTTTAAATCGTGTTGCTCCCGGCGCATTTGCGTTTGTTGTTCCAGCAGATGGATCGAGAAGAGAAGTGTCTGAAGTACTATCTACAATAGATTCTGTAGTTGTTAAACCGATTCTGTATGTTGGTGTGTTACTATACTTCTCAAGAACAAGAGTTTGTGCGAGACAGAGAACAAAAAATCCATTAACAAAATAAACACCACGATTGATACTAACAATAGATGCACCACCTGTATGTGAAACTGCCGCAATAGTTGCAGAAGTGGCGGTTGACCCTTCCAAATAAATTGTATCACCAGCAGTAAAAGATGTTCCTGAAATGAATTTGATAATAAGAGTTGGTGCATCCGAACCAACCAAATCTACAGCAACAACTTGGGCTCGAGTAGTTCCTGCACCAACAGTAACGCTGGTATCTGAAATCACTCCATCTGCAAAAAGGGTTGCAGTATCAGTAGTAGTCAACTTTAGATAAGTAACTTCTGTATCTAGAGTTACTTCACCCCCAAGAACTTTACTTCCATCCTTGAAAATGTGATCACCAAAACGAGATGACTGTTTCTGTAGAATTGTTTGTAATTGAGTAAGTTCTCTTCCTTGAACTGCATAGCCTGGACGGAATAGAACTCGTAAAAACGCCTTGTCCTCATCATAATCATCATAATAAGGAGATACATTAAAATTAGTTGTTACATTTGCCATTTATAATACTATTCTTTAGAATTCGATAATGAGTTTGATATCTTCTGTTTGGTCAGATGCACGAGCAACTGGAGCACGATTTTCAACATAGATAATATTTCCAGAACCAATCTGCATTGAACCATTTGCAACATTTGTTAATACAGCAGAACCACCAGTATAAGTAAAAGTCGCTGTAGCATTAGTTACTCCTGTAGTACTACTCGCAACATTTGTAGTAGTACATTGCCATGATCCCGGCTTACCATCATATCCTGCACTTGCATTTGCACCATTTGTAATATTAACAACTCTAATAGTACTTGCAGATGCATTCACATCAACAACATATGCAGTTGCACCATTTGCGCCAACCGTACCTTGAGTTAATGTAATATCACCAGCAATTGCAGCCGTATTTGAAATATACGTAAACGTTTTTGACTGTGTTGCAGTATCCGATGTATAACGTGTATATACACCATCTGTATTAGGGTCTGTCAACAATCCAATTTTACGAAAATCGTTGGTTGTGGTAAATGCACCAGATTCATCCTGTGTAAGTTTTGAATTGACCATAACAAAATATCCTCCTAATTCACTTACTGGATCATATCCATGTCCTCCTTTTGGCGGAAGAATTGGAGTAATATCTGCAAGAGTTCCTGCCCCAGTTCCTTGTTGTTCAACTATAAGAGTGGCTGTTGTATAACTATTACCAGTAGTTACTACTGTAACACCCCCAACTGCATCCGTATCTGAACTATTTGCAGTCAAAACAATTTCTGCACCATGTCCATCACCATTTACTCTTGCAAATGGGGCCACGTTTGCAGTTATTGTACCAGATAATGCTGGAACAGTAGAATCTAAAGTAAGAGTCTGGACAGATGAACCAAATGAACAATCAACAATTTTTCTTACATAAGTAGTACCACTAAATGTGAAATATATCGATGAATTGTTATACTTATCATCAGATGTAAGAGTAGGTGTAGCCATAGTTAATGTTACACTTTCAGAAGAGTTTGTAACCACTCTATTATTTTCAAAAGTATATCCTGTTCCATCTACATTAATTATGAAAATATCCAACGCACCATCAACTGCGGCCAATTCGATTGCGGCCTGATCAGATCCATCATTTTTAGCACCAGTTCCCGATGTCATTCCACCCGATGTTGCAGTATTTCCATATGCATTAGCATCACGAAGTTGTTTAACTGGAATATAACTTGTTGTTACAAATTTCAGAGCTTCCGATGCAGTAATCGTGTACATTTCCAAACATATCCATCTGCAAGTGCGGCAGGAGCTCCAGCAGTTGTAGTAGTTGCAGTTGGTTCTACTGTTGATACTTGTGGATAATTTGTTCCACTTATTTCAACCTCTGAATTATAAAGACATTTGTAAACACCAAAAGTAGAGTTCATTACGTACATTGGATACAAACTTGCAGAAGTAGTACCAGTTCCAGCAGTATTTGCTAAAGTTTGAGCTGTACGTGTAGAAATCAAATTACTAAAGGTTTCAGTATCTTTATACATCGAATAATGCCGACCAGTAGTCCAATTATGTCGTGTAACCACATGACTAACATCTGATGCTGCAACTTTTTTTGCAGCAATCATATCCGTCCAATGAGAATAATGGGTGTTCGATGTTGTATCAGATGATGGACTCGTAGCTGTACTTGGATCTGGAATACTTGTATCACTAAAAGATCCAGACCAAGAATCTGATTTTCCTATGAAAAGATATACATGGGTAGAAAGTGCAGTTTCTTCAGCGGAAGATATGCCGGTTCCACCTATCAATGAAGCTTCGGAGAGCATCTCACGAAACTGTTTTGAATTGTGAATTCTAAAATTATTTGTTACTAAAGCAGGCACGGTTTATTCTCCTTGTTAATTCTTTTATATTTATACGGAAACTCTTTGATCAATTTTGTGATTGTAATATAAAAACCCATAATTGTTTTCGTAAGGTTGTCCTTTGTAATCAAAAGGTCGATCAAATGAAATTACTTTATTTTGAATGATTGAATCTTCGGTTGAAATTTTTCCACCAGTATCATCTTCTAAAACTACATTATTAAAATCGTGATCAATAATATATGTAGCAGTCACGGTTCGGTGTTGTGGTTCTGTGATTGAAATTTCCCCCTCATGTTGTGCTATATCAACAACCCCCTCATTTGCAAGAACTTTTCCAATCGCTGATACTGTTCCACTATATGTTCCAGAAGTTGTTGGAACTCCATCTTCTAATAATAACTCTTCTCCAGCATTGGCAGAACCATCTGTACTATCGAGAAGAATCATACTTTCAATTGAAAGGTGTCTTGCTCGTGTTTCCCAATTAACCCCATCAGTAAGAGTACTGAAATCAGAAGGACAGAAGTGTTCGTAATTATGTATTACTTGATCGTAATATTCTCCTACATATTCTTTTGCTAATAGAGAAATCGGAATTCCTGTTGTCATTTCTTTTCCAGTTCGGAATATTTTTCCATTAGCAGTAATTGTTACAGAACCAGTAGATTCTTCACTTAGTATATTACTACCAGCGTCTGCTCCACTGCCTGTACTATCAATCAACAAATATCCACTTAAACCACTATAATCTTCCAACTGCATTCTAAATTCATCAGCTCCTATATCAAAATCATCATACAATCCTTCTGTAGCAACGGTTGCATATGTTGTTTTTGGATCACTTAAAGTAAATGTTAATCCTAATTCATTTTTTAGATAACCATAAAGAGATTGTGATCCAAAATAAGATGAATTTCCTACTGGTATTGCATCTTCTTGTAAAAAAGATCCATCTATTGAATCTTCTAACAACATATTTCCTTCCAATTCTGCATCAGAAACTTTGAAACGATTTCCATTTATACCTTCTAAACCAGTTCCCTCAAAATTATCCAGCCATATTTCATCGCCTTCATGGAAATAATGTGGTTCAGAAGTTGTCAGTTTAGTTCTTACTATTTCTCCAAAAACATATCCTTCCGATGATTCTGTTCCAACATAAGCACCAGAAGTTGTAGGAACTCCATCTTCTTGTAAAAGAACATTATCTTCTCCATCAAATTCATCTGTTTCTAGAAAAATATTATTTTCATATGAAACATTACTTACAGTTTTGACTGACATGAGAGAGAAAAATTCAGCAGGACTTCCAGATGACGCTAAAAGCAATGTTAGGTATTCTATTAAGGACGAAATAGGTTCGGCCTCACTTCGTATATAACCAAAATTTGAAACTTCTCCGTAATATAAAGGATCTGTCGATGTAGTTGGTATTCCATCTTCTTCCAACAAATATCCTTCTAAAGTATCTTCTAGACGGACAGTTGGTTGCCCCATTTCTGCTTTTATTCTTGTTGCAGGAACTTTAAATTCAATTTCTTGGTTTAAGACAGTTTCTACTTGAGTTTTAAGATCATCAAGAACAACTGTAAAGAATCGCATTCCCAATTCACGATATCGAGCTATACCGGCATCATTTAATGAATTGATATTGTTATTTCCTCTATCAAACATTTGTGAGTTCAACAAAGTTGCAATTGCAACCTCACCAAAAAGTCTAAACCCGGCGGGATGTAAAAGTTTCAGAACATCTTGTTTCCATACAGCAATCGAATCCGTTGTTTGAAGAACATAAGAAAAATCTTGATAATAATCATTATCTTGAAGTTTCTTTGCAGAACTTGGAAATCCAGATTCTCCAACATGAACACCAGTTTTTGTCTTTGCAACTGCCATTGTTGGTGTGATGGTTGCTGGTGTAGAATTGACAGGGACAATTATGGTTGGATCAGTCGTATAACCAAATCCAGAATCAGT